GGCTCAGCGTTTGCGAATGTGGGCTATCTGGCGGCATCGCTGAGAGACGAGATGCCATATGGACGCGAGCTGACAACACAGATGGAAGCGAAGTGGGAGCCGGTATTCGAACCGGATGCAGCTGCTATCGGTCTGATTGGTGACGGAGCGCTGAAGGTCAATCAGGCGATCCCTGGATACTTCGACAGCAAGAACATCCGAGATTTGACAGGCATCGAAGCGGCTGAGGAGCCCATCGGCATCACGGAAGAAACTGAGGAAGTGGCTGAAGTATGACAGACATCGGAGAGAGGCTTCTCGCACGTGCAGAGGCTTCCTTCGCGAACAAGCTGAAGAAGGACTCAAAGCTCAGGCAACTGGCGCGTAAAGCCCGTAAAACGACATCCTACAAGGTCGCCAACGAATACTCAGCAAGAGCCGGAGAGTTATGCTCCGAGGCTCTGAAAGAAACCTGCGGAGGCATGGAGACAATGGCACAGGTGGCGGGAGAAGTCCTTCCGACGGTGCTGGATGCCGACCACAAGGTAGTCTCTGAAGTCAGCCAGCAGGTCCTTTCGAACATTATCGAAGAGAACGGTCTCGAACTTCCGGCACTCCAGGCAGAACTGGATCTAAACAGGGTCTCAGGCCTGATCACAGCGGCGCAGGCACCGCTTCCGGAGTCTTGGGAGCTATTTGCCGAGCGTATCATCAACTTTTCGCAGGCTGTGGCTGACGAGACGCTGAGGAAGAACGCTGCAAGGGACGCCGGTCTTGGGCTGGAGCCAGTCATAGTCCGCGAAACAGACGCTCCCAGTGTTACTCCCGGGTTAAAAACCGTTCGGAGCAAGAAGGGCAAGGTTTACAAGTACCCGTACAGCAAATATGCCGGATATGAGAAGCCGTGTGAATGGTGTAAACAGCTTGCAGGCACTTATGCATACAAGGATGTCAGCGGCAGCGGGAACGATGTCTTCCGAAGGCATCGGGGATGTCGATGTACAACAGAGTACCGGTTTAACGGCATGAGACAGGATGTATGGAGTAAGACCGTATGGACTGATGCTGATGCCGATAAGAGCAAGGAAAAGATCGCTCAGACGATGAAACGGCGCCAACAGGAGCAGAAAGCCAAAGAGACACGCATGGCTAAAAAGAGGGTGGCAGTAGATGAGATCCAGAAGGTCTTGAGATACTCACCGGCGGGAGCCGGCAAGTTCTACAACGCCTACAAGGATCAGATTGATAAGTATGGGCTCGACTATGTTTTAGAGCTCACATTACAGAACAGGCGGTAAACAGGAGGGAGAATGGCACGATTAGGGCGCCAGACTCCAACCCAAGCCGTTATACTTCCGTTCGAACAAACAAAAGGCCCCGAGGCGGTAGAGCTGTATGAGCAATGCACTCGGAAAGCCCAGGAATGGCAGCAGTTACTGATAAGCGACGTCATGGCACAGAATGCCGACGGTCTGTGGACACATCAGATCTTCGGATATGAGGTGCCCAGACAGAACGGTAAAGGCGAAGTAATGATGATGCGTGAGTTCTGGGGACTCGTCAACGGCGAGACCATCTGCCACACGGCACACAGGACGAGCACATCACACAGCGCCTTCGTCAAACTGGAGAAAGTGCTGACAGCATCCGGATATGTAGAACTGGGAAGGAAAAAACGAGGAGAAAACGTCCCGGCAAAATCATTCAAGGCGACTAAACAGTACGGCCTTGAACAGATCTTCCTTACGGGGGGAGGGTCGATCGTTTTCCGTACCAGGTCAGAAGCCGGAGGCATCGGTGAAAGCTTCGACTTGCTCGTCATAGACGAGGCTCAGGAGTACACCACAAGCCAGCAGTCAGCTCTGATCTACACGATAGCAGCATCAAAGAATCCGCAGACCATCCTCTGCGGTACTCCTCCGACGATCTCTTCCAAAGGTGACGTATTTGTCGGTCTGAGAAAGAAAGTCATCTCAGGAAGGTCGCAGGACACAGGATGGGCGGAGTGGTCGGTCTATGAGATTCCAAAGGACATCATGGACACGAAGCTCTGGTACGAAACGAATCCGAGCCTCGGCACGATCCTCAAGGAACGCACGGTCCGGAATGAGGATGTATCGAACAATCTCGACTTCGTCATCCAGAGATTAGGGTATTGGCACTCCTACACACTGAAGTCGGAGATCTCCGAGGCAGACTGGAACAGACTGAAGGCTCCAACCATGCCCAAGCTCAAGGGCAAGCTGTTTGTCGGTGTGAAGTTCGGAGCGGATGGGGCAAATGCAGCGCTCTCGATCGCAGTCAGGACAACATCCGGGAAGATCTTCCTCGAATGCTATGACTGCAGGCCTCAGTCAGACGGCTATGGCTGGCTGATCAAGTTTCTGTCCCTGCCGAGCATCGAAAAGGTGGCGGTAGACGGGAAAGGAAAAGCCGAGTGGCTGGTAGACTACCTCGACAAGGATGGAGTCAAGATAAAACCAGTCATTCCGGAGGTCGCTGAGGCCGTCAAAGCATACTCTGGATTCAGACAGTCGATAGATGACGCGACTATATGCCACAGAGGTCAGCCTTCCGTAGTGCAGGCTGTATCGAACTGTGAGAAGCGCCTGATCGGCAAAAACGGGGCTTTCGGATTCAGATCCTTAAAGCCTGAGATCGACGTTGCTATCGTTGAGAGCATGGCTCTCGCTTATTGGTCGTGTGAGGCCACGAAAGAACGGAAAAAACAAAGAATAGGTTATTAGATCGGTTTCTCGCCGGTCTTTTAATATCGAACGTCTACCAGACGGCATAAATGGGAAGGAGAAAAAAATGGCAGATTTCAAAGTAATCAACACACAGGAAGAATTCGACACGGCTATCAAGGATCGCCTTGAACGGCAAGGCACAAAGATTCGTGAAGAGTTCTCAGGCTGGACATCCCCGGATGATCTGAAGGCGCTCAACGAGAAGCACCTGGCAGAGATCCAGGCACTCAATGACAAACATGCGAAAGAGCTGGAAAAATATTCCGGCTACGAAGCAAAGTTCACGGAACAGGAGAACAAGATCAAGGGGCTCGAGATCGCAGCATTGAAGACAAAAGTTGCGAACGAAATGAAATTACCTCTCGAAGCGATCGAATTTATCCAGGGTGACACAGAGGAAGCTGTCAAGGCAAGTGCCGAGAAGCTATCCAAGCTTTCGTCATTTGCAGTACAGTCCCGCGGATTTACACGGGACACAGAACAGGCTGAAGTTGACGGAGTGCAGGCTGCATTCCAGAGGCTCAACCCGACAATCAAATTCTAAGAAAGGAGCCGAACATGGCACAGAACACAAATCTCCAGGAACGCTATAGCAAGCTCGTCGATGCTAAACTGCGTCAGGAATCAATTTTTGAAAAACTCTTCAACCACCGTCACGAAGGCGATCCGAAAGCCGGTGCAGTCAAAATCCCTTACAGAGCTGAGGCTACTGTAGGCGCTTATGACATCGCTAACGGCGGAACTCTGACAAATCCGTCCACAAACTATACAACTCTCGTTACAGATAACGACATTTATGTAAATGAACTGATCGACCACTATGTCGCAGCAGCAGTTCCGGATGGACTGATCGCTGAAAGACTCGATAGCGCAGGCTTCGCTATGGCTGACGATATCGACGTAGATCTGGCTGCTCTCTGCGTATCCGGCGGCACAGCTCAGACTGGCTCCGGCACAGCATCCACAGCTGCAACGATCTATAACAACATGGTCGACGCAGTACAGACTGCTAAAGCTCTGAAGGTAAAGAGACAGGAAATGTGGTTTGCAATCAGCAATGCTGCATATGGTCTGCTCCTGAAGTCCGCTGACTTCCAGCGCGCTACAACTGGCGACATTGAACAGTGGGGCGCTGGCTTCGTTGGTATGGTCGGTGGTGTTCCTGTTTTCGAAACAGCAAACATGCCGGCAAACACTGAGTACATTCTCGGCAACACAGCATTCTGCCACTTCGTTTCCGAGTGGATCGTTCCTGTTGCTCTGAAGGACCTGGCGGATGGCAAGCATATCGGCGCTTCTGCAGTACAGGGCCGTAAGGTCTGGGGCGCTGCTATCTCCAAGGCAACTACAGTTCTCTATCATAAGTCTGCTTAATTAAGTAAGAGGCCCCTGTCTCATGGCAGGGGCTCTTTTTTGGAAGGGGTGACGAAATGGCGGCATTTGCTACCATAGAGGACCTCACCACGCTCTACGGAGTGACCTTAACCGCAGATGAGCAGACACGTTTGACGGAACTGCTCTCAGTGGTGAGTGACGAGCTCCGTTGGCATGCGGTGATGGTCCATCGGGATCTCGATCAGATGATCTCGGAAGATTCGAGCGGAACCCTTGCAACAGTCGCTAAAGAAGTCACGGTCTCGGTGGCCTTCCGTGTCTTCCGCCAGTCGACTGACGATGAACCGATGACGCAGGTAACACAGTCTGCGCTCGGTTACTCTGTTTCCGGGACATATGCAGTCCCCGGAGGCGGTATCGGCAATGCAATCATGGACAGAGATCTGAAAAGGCTTGGTCTCAAGAGACAGAGGATGGGGTTCATTGAAATCGCCCCGGGAAGGCCGTTATGAGCCTTATTAAGGGCATGACGGTCAAGCTGTGGACTAAGTCTCAGGTCGGGACAGACGGCTTCAATGCGCCGGTTTATGCGTGGTCCTCCGAGGACGTGGAGGATGTGCTCGTTGCACAGCCTTCCGCCCAGGAACGCATAGACGAGCTTAACCTCACAGGGCGGTCTATCGCTTACGTTCTGGGCATCCCGAAAGGCGATGCTCATGATTGGGAGAATCAGATCGTCGAGTTCTTCGGTCAGAAGTTCCGTACATACGGAATCCCGGAGATCGGCATTGAGGCAAATGTTCCGCTTCGCTGGCACGCGAAAGTAAAGTGCGAAAGGTATGAATAGGAGATGGCAAAGGTAATATTCCAGCTCAATAAGGCAGGGGTTCGCGAACTGCTGCAGTCACCTGAGATCGCCTCAGCGGTCGCAGAGTACACTGCACAGGTGGCATCCATGGCGGGTGTCGGCTACTCCGGAGACGTCAAGACTGGCATGAGAGCCGTCGGGCGAGTGACCGCAGTAACTGAGGAAGCGAAACTCGACAACGAGCAGAACAATACTTTGCTGAAAGCACTCTATGGTTAATATCGAAGAACTGGTCATTAACTATCTGAACGAACACGATATCGATGCTTACATCCAGATGCCGGAAACGGTGCAGAACCCGGATGCTCCGGATGAGTTCGTAATCGTACAGAAAACAGGCAGCGGATGGGTGAATCGCTTATGTGAAGCGACGATCGCCATCCAGTCCTACGCGCCTTCGCTGTACAGAGCGAGCCAGTTGAACTATCAGATCATCGACCTGATGCAGGGAATCATATCGCTCGAAGAGGTCACCAGTTGCAAACTGAACTCAGACTATGAGTTCACAGATACTACAAACAAACGGCCGAGGTATCAGGCCGTTTTTGACATTAGGCACTATCAAGAATGAGAAAGGGGGACACTAAATGTCCGCTAATACAAGTTTTGTAAGTGCTGGCAAACCGAAAATCGGCGGCGCGTTCTCAGTTGCGGCAACTGGTACGACTCTTCCGACTGACGCAAGCACAGCACTCGACAATGCATTTACGAACCTCGGATACATTTCCGAAGACGGTCTGACCGAAGAGATGACAAGAGAATCCGA